CAAAGTTACCTGTAATGTTACCTGATGTTCTCAGTTTCGGACGAATCTTGGAGAGGTTAGAGTAAGTCATTCAGTGATGGTGAAAGTAGAAACGGAGAGCGATTGATGCGAGTAAAGTGAAGTGAATCATCGTGCATAGAGGTAACCACCAGACCAGTCAGCATGTTCCAGCAAGTATTCACGATCAACGATCAATCGCAGGTCATAACGAACACCTTTGGCAGGAGACTTCCAAGATGCAGTTTTATACACTTCACCAGTGTTCTTGTCAATGAAAGCATGAGCGGAGCGTTGTCCACCACCATCAACAAAGATCACTTTGTGATACTTTTTACCAGTTTCAATGGTATAATCAATGTCACACTTACCAGACTTGAGTTCTTCAATCTTGCGCTGATGATAACCAGGAACTGCATCAAATCGCTCAACAGAACGTTGATGACCACGAATCGAGTGTTGACGATAGTTGTCTTTGAGTGCTTCAATCAGTGCGAGAGTGTGCTGATACACATTGTCTGCGATGATTTGTTGTGCTTGTGCTTGCATGGTAAGAGTGCTCATACTGTAGGAACGCTTTAGAGGTGAGCTATTTTAATTCACCAGGATCTTGCGAGAGTGAAGTTAGCACGAGAAAAACATTCACGATTGACTAACTTAAAGGTGCCGAACTCATTGGAGAGAACATAACCTTCTGCATCAACTCTGTTGCCGCTCAGGTATGTTGCAGGACCATTGTTGCGACACAGGAAGAGACAATCTTCTTTGATGGACTTCACCAACTTCCACAAACCCAGCAGATTAGGGTCACAATCAATGAAACCGTCATTAACATCAACACCAACACGGATGCAAGCATTGATTTGTTGTTTGATCTGTGCTGCTTCCTTAACAGTTGCGAACTCACAAGCAGTTGACACTTGACGGGCAAAGTTGCAGACTTCCTCTACATCAGCGAACGACGTTTGACCGTGCAGAATGTAGGCATCAGGTTTCACGAACTTGACGTGATCCGTGCTCTGCAGATTGACAGTGAGAGGAATTGCCCAACTATCACGAAGATCATCGTTTGCTTCATAACGAGTGTGAGGAGCAATGATGATACTTTGTGTGACAATCTCAGGGAACTGATAGGTTAGGGTGTTAGGAGTGTATTCGGAGAGTCCACCGAACCCGATGAAGTCACCCTGATAAATGTCATCAGTGCGGGGCAACGAATCCAGGCAGCAGTGCAGAATCTGTGCTACATTACCCTCATGATTTGCATCAACATCCTCATGCGATTCGTTGATCTTGATTTTAACTTTATTGAAGACACTTTTAGTGCCCACGAAGAAGTTACCAGTGGCAGGATTGCGACCCCAGACAATCGCGGGAGCACCATCCATCTTGACACTGAGAGTGCCAGCAGCAGTGAACCAGTCCAGCACGGTCAGATCGCCCGTCAGGATGGAATCTTCAGGATGTTCGATGTGAGTGTTCTTCATACCACTGGAACGCTTTAGAGGTGAGCTATTTTAATTAAAAAATAATTCTAGTGTATTTTTATGTTGTTTGTAAGTGTCAGGTAGTGCTTTCCAAATAGTTTTTTCAATAATATCAAATCTAAGATTAAATGCCCCATTTGTTGATGAAAATGACACACTCGACCAGTCAATCTCACCCATAATTTTATTGATAATGTTTTTGGCATTAAGTGCTACAATTCCATATCCTCTACGATGTGGCAAATCCTCAAAATGTGTATAGGATCGCATTGCATCTGCACCAAAACATGTGGAGGGTAAATAATAGTCGCAGGAGTAAAGATGTTTCTTGTTTCTTGTACTCCCTGGCGTGCCTCCATCAGACAATGAATACAACTTGATGATACCAGTAAGGTCTACTTCCTCCTCTTTTACTTTGTAGTCTCTCGCCCAGATCTGAAAGACTACATTTACGGTCACATCTTTACCACTTGGATAGTGAAACTCAGAGTCTACAATTTCACTATGAATCAGGTTCATACCTTTGACTCTACTCTTACAGCTTCCTTTGCCATTACTATCAAACAACTGTGGCAAAATGAAGCACACAAAATCAGAGAACTTTGCGGCATGATTGATAAACTTAAGGGCAAGATGTCCGCGCAGTCCAAATGGAGGATTTCCAATACATATATTCTTCTTAGTATCAGGTTTCCAGCGTAAAAAGTCCTGTTTTTCTACACCTTCACACTGAGGTTCAATATCAACACCAATACACTGATAAATTGGGAGAATGTTGTAGAAACTCCCATCACCTGCAGATGGTTCAATAAATGTATATTCACGAAGATCCACACCAAGATTGCCTAGAATCTTCAGAGTCTGTTGATAACAATACTCAGCAGTATTTGGATGAGTGAAGAACTGATCTTTCTCCTTATCTGTAAAGTTGGAATATAAAACAGGAACACCCGCTAATCGACACAAATCAAAGTAGTATTGTGGAGGAACTTCTTTTTTCTCCATCCAACGGTTGATTGTGCCTTTGTGAAGATATAACTCTTCACAGATGACATCAATACCAAACTTTTGGTAGATTGGAAGAAAGAAATCGTAGATGTTCTTCATGCAAGTTTTTTGGAGAGAAATGCTGTAAACTCCTCATCATCAGGATTCTCTACATCATAGCAGAAGGTGTAACCATTTGCAACACCCAGATGCACCTGCTTCTCACGAAAATCCCACTTGTACTTATCATTTTGATCGTTGCGAAGAGTAGGTTTAGTACCAAAGATTTTATGCTGAGCGGTAAAAGTTACCTCAGAATAATCCAACACAGTGAACCAAATTGTAGAGTACTCAAAGTCAATAAAAACTAACTTATCCCATTTTTCAGAGGCATATAGATTCTCATGTTGCCAGTTTGATTTATTGCCAGTTCCACGACTAGCGGTTTTTACTTCAATACGAACTTTAGTGCCATTAGAACGAATAATCCAAATATCATAAACACCATCAGCATTATTGATGTTTTGATCCTCATCCCACTTTACGTTGTAAGGAGTGAGTGCTTTGATAAACTTGTAGAGAATTTCTTCACCCCATTTACCACGTTCATCGTTGCTAAGTTGAACGATCTCCTCAAAGTGAGATCCTTTCCAGTAGTTACGTTGACGCAGTTTCTCTACTGCATCATTGAGAGTTTCGTTAAGAATAGAAAGGGATGTCATGAGAGTTGTGATTCTACTGTGGGGACGCTTTAGAGGTGAGCTATTTTAATCCAGTGGAAGTTGTGCTACTGATTGACCTTTACGATGGTCATTGATATACTTTCGTGCAGAAGATTCAGTTCTACACAGTTTCTCAAGTTGTTGACCATTGTGAATAATAATGTATCCTTGGTTTCCATAAGGAACTGCTGCATACAGTTCCTTATACATTGTGAATCCTTCTTTCATCGCTGAACCACACTAATAGCGGGTTCGCCACGCTCAAAGATAGTATCAACAACTGCTTGCACTTTGCGTGAGGTGCTGATGCCAACTTTGTCATATACGGGCACACAAACCAGACCAAACTTCTTGGACTCATCACCCAAACGAATCACACGTCCAATAGTTTGAGAGATGCCAATGTAGTCCATATTCCGCATAAACAACACTGCTTCCAATCCAGACACATTGATGCCCTCAGATAGGATGCTATGGTGAATCACAACAAATCGCTTGGTGCTATCCTTGCCCCAGGCATTAAGAGTATCAAAGAACTTCTCGCGGTCAACTTTCTTGCCGTCAATCACAGCACCAGTTTTAGCAGTGATATACATCCAAGAGTATCCACGCTGCTCTAACTGAACACAGAAATCAGATTGAGACACAAGACCCACAATCTGTTTGGTAGCACGAGCACAAATCAAAATCTTTTTGAGATTCTGGTCGTCAATCGTCTCCATCAGATTGTCAGCATCACGCTCAAAGATTACCTGACGATCTTGAACCATCGGAAGTTGCTTGACCACAACTTTGGGTGGCAGGATATAACCTTGCTTCACCAGTTCAGGTGCAGGAACCTGGCAAATCACCTGACCATAAACCTCAGGCAGGTTCATGCCTGGTTTAGAGATAGAGAGCGAATGTTTCGGTGTCGCAGTAAAGAAGTAGCAACGATTCGCATTAGCAGCAAAGTGCTCTGTTGCAGGGAAAAAATGTCGCTGAACGCTGTTGTGTGCTTCGTCAAAGTAAATCGTATCTACATCAATCTCAGCATCAACAAGACGCTGCAGAGAGTTGTAGGTGGTGAAAATAAGTTGATGAAGATTAG